GGTATCCCGTCCGTACCCGAGATGCAGGGTGCGACGGCATCGGCAGCCGGGACAAGCGGCCTTGTTCCGCCCGCAGCCGCCGGGCAGCATGAAAGCTTCCTGACCGGAGGCGGGGAGTACAAGCCCGCGCTCACCAAGATTTCGGACAGCGTGAGTCTGGAGGATTCGAAGACGGCGGCGTCCGCGAAGGCCGTGAAGGCGGCCTATGACCGGGGGACTGCCGGGGTCACTGCGGCGAATGGCAAACTGTCTTTGTCCGGCGGCGTAATGAGCGGGCGCATCGGCGGCCTTCGAGGGAACTACAATGCCGATGCGAGTTCAAGGCATGCAACCGGCGCTCTCGAAATACGGGAAAATGAAGGCGTAGGGAATGCGCAATCAGACATAGCCTATGCTCCGACAATCGGCTTTCATTGGGCGAATAAAGTTGCGGGCCTGCTTGCGCTGCGAAGCGACGGCATATTTTCCTTTATGAAGCAAAACGGAACGAGAGCCGTTGTTGATTGTGATGTCCCGTATGCAACTGCGGCAAACAAGCTCCGCAGGGAAGGGGGCGTCGATACAAGCTGGTATTGGTCGGGACAGGGAGGCCAACCCGGTTGGCTGTGGGGAGGCAATGACGGAACCAATATGTACATCTACAACCCCGCAAATTTCAGCGTGAACTATGCCAACAGTTGCAACTATGCAAACGGGGCTGAGTACGCCAATAACGCAGGTAGTGTTGTTGGAACACCAAATATAAATGTCAATAACAACGGTTTTAATACTCTTCCTCCGGGTGGGACTTGGAGACTAATACAAAGCGATGGCTCTGGTTTTTTGCAAATAAAAGGTGAATATGCTGGAGGTACATACGTTGGCTATAGTGAATTTATGTACATTAGAATAGCATAAAGGATACATCATGATAGACTATACTAACATTATCCATCGTACATCTGATGATTCCTATGTCATCACGAAAAACGGCTTCCCGTATCACGTCTACCCTTACGCCGCAGAGTTCGCACAGGAGTGGGACGAGGTGTTAGCCTACGCCGAGGCGCACCCCGAATGCGTGACCGAAGAAAAGCCTTATGTACCCACGCTGGAGGAACTGAAAATAGCGAAGAAAGCACGGATCGACGCGGAAACGTCCGCCGCCATTGCTTCCGGGTTCGACTATGCCGTGGGCGGAGTCACCTATCATTTCAGCTACGCGCTTGATGATCAGCAGAACTTTTCCGATACGGCGAACGTCTGCATCATGAAACAGGCGGGGATGCCGGGCCTGCCCGACTCAGTGATGTGGAATGCCTACACGGTGCCGGACAATGAGCTGGAGCGCCTGACATTCGACGCGCCGGGCTTCCTCGCGCTCTACGCTGGCGGTGCCATGAAGCACAAGAACGGGACGATGCAGCGCGGCGGGGAACGCAAGGCGGCTGTGGAGGCCGCGACCACGCCGGAAGAGGTTGAAGCCGCATGACCTACGGAAAGCGAACGTTGATCGCCGTCGACCAGCTCCTCAATACGCTTCTTGGTGGCTGGCCGGACGAAACCCTGTCCTCGCGCTGTTACCGCTGGGCGCGAGACGGGGTGAGAGCGTGGCCCCGGCGCGTGGTGGACAGGCTGTTCTTCTGGCAGAGGGAACACTGCAAGAGCAGTTACGAAAGTGAACGGCTGGGGCGGCAGTTGCCCCCGGAGCTGAGGAGGCAGGAATGAGCAGGCTTGGGGAATGCGAATCAGGCAGGACGTGGAACGGATTCCGCGTTGAAGGTGGGAAGGCGGGCGAGGGTGTGAAGTTCGAGCGTATCCGGCGCATCACCGGGTACCTTGTCGGCACGCTGGAGCGTTTCAACGACGCGAAGCGAGCTGAGGTCAGGGATAGAGTGAAACACGCCGTCTAAACACAAAAAGCCCCCTCCCGGCGCGAACCGAGAGGGGTATTTTTGTATTCACACAACATACCGATGCTCACTTTTTGAGGCGTTGGGAAGACGCTTTTTGCCGTCTGCACCAAGCTGTTTGGTGCAGGATGTTTGTTATTTATTGAAATAATTAGATAGTATCGCTTCCTTAAAAGAAGCAAGAACTTCGCTTTAACTAGCTATAATAACTTTATTCATATCTATTTTTCCGCACCAATATGCACCAATTTGGTGCAGGTGGGGATAGCCTCTGCTGCGCGTCGCTGTGATGATGCCAGCGCATGAGTATAGAAGGCCCCTGTCGTCGTAATGTTTTTGTGTCCCAGTTGCGCGGCTACGGCGGCAATGTCTACGCCTTTTGCCAGCATTTCTGACGCTGCGATGTGACGAAGGGCATACATGGGCATAGACACCCCAACTTTTCTGCACGCGCTGGCCCATGCCTCTCTGTACATATCTATCGATACTGGTTTGTCTTTTCTGCTCCTGCAAACAAGCTTATAACCCTTCACTTTGTCAGATTGGAAACGCTCCCAAGCTTCCGCCATATATGCTTCTGGCGGAAATACTGTTTTGGTGGTATTTACTTTCGACATGTAGACGCATACGGTTCTAGCCTTCCAGTTGAATGCCGACCATTCGAGACGGAAAAGTTCGGATATGCCGGGACGCAGACATAGGGCAATGGCGGTTTGGGCTGCCCATTGAAGCCACGGCGGGAGCACAGGAAAGAGTTTGTGGAAGTCTTCCAGCGTTCCCGTCCGTGGCTTGTTTTTTGCGCCTGGGAGTTGCCGATATTTCCCCCAAGGATTCTCGTGGAGCAAATCCTGTTCGACGCACCAATTGATTGCGGCCTTGAGTTTTGAAACGTAGGAGTTGATGCTTGTCATAGTCAGACCATCATTCCTACACCTCTCGCGCACATTTTCGAGGTCACGACGTGTCAATGTGTCAACAAAACGGTCGGCAATAAACTCCGCTGGACCTTCCCGGTGATAGCCGTTTTGCCTGTCATGGCCACAGACCAAAAACTCGTACGTTGCTATGGTTTTTTCGGCGTACTCAGTGTTCTTTAAGTACACCAGCACCGCCTCCAACAGCGTCAGGCGCGTGTTTTCCACCGCATCATACTGGCAATCCGCATCGAACTGCCGGGCCTCTTCCTCAGTACGGAAAGAGCGCTGTCTCCAGCGCCCCTCCTCATCCTTGAACTTGACGGTCCATCTGCCGTCACCGCGCTTTGCTACGCTCATGAGCTTTCCTTTTCACGTCAGCAAATTGCGCCTTCCCTGCTTCGGGGGATAGCGTATCGTGTGAAGATTTTCTAGTCCCTTTGTTGAGTTCGAGGATTTCGCGGCGTCGCTTGCGTATCCATTCCTTTTCAGCGTCAAGCGCCATATCACGGCGTTCAAGTTCACGAATTTCAGCAATCATCGTGTCCATATTTCCTCCCTACGCGGCACGCCTCTTTCTGTATCTGTCGAGCATACCGGGGTTCTGAGCGAGCTCGCACCGGAATGCGGAAATCACGTCCACATGGTAGGCGTTGATGCCTTCCGGGTATTCTGGGGTGGCAATTTTCTCTATGGAGTAACCAAGATCGGTAGACATGCGCTTGAGGGCTTTCCCGACGACTGAATACATCCCCTTGCTTTCAACGAATTCCGTCAGCAACCACGGAATGGCCTTTACGGACTTGTAGCGCTTTCCGCGTCCGAGTTCGTCTTCGAGAGCGTTGACCTTGCGGACGGCTACGGAAGCGGTTGCCATTGCGGTCGCCGTCTTTTTGTCGCTGATCCATGCTTTGGTGCGGACGGCCTCATCACGTTGGCGCCGGATAAGCTCATTCTCTTCAAGCATGTTGGCATATGCGCGTAATGCCTCTGGGAGAGAGGTTGGGGCGTTTGCTTGGAGGGCCTTTTCCATCTCGTTGAACCGGGCAATGTAGGCAACTTTGAAGGCCATAGCCTTTTCGCCTGTGTAGCCCATAGTCAAGAGCGTGAAGGCGTCCTTGGTAAGCAGATACATGGGCTTCGGAAGTTCGCCTCCTGTCAAGGGATTCTGAATTGTGTACTCCGAAACTTCAAAATTGAGTTTTCGGAAGTTTTCAGGTACTTGCAACAAGATAGTCTCAATGTCCCGCAACACGTTAAAATGTTCCTTCCCAAATGCCTCCGCCACCTGCAACGAGGTCACGGCGGGGACGTCCTTTCCGTTGATATTATTCAATGCGATTTCGATATTCATAGGTTCTCCTTTTGTTGCAGTTTCTACGCAGCCTGTTCGTACACCCGCGTCCCGAGTTCAGCTATCTGGGGGTCTACCTTTTCAAGCGCATTGCACAGCGTGGTCAGCGTCTTGAGCAGGTTGTGCCAGTGAAGGCCTCGGAAGTAGACGGGGCAGGTGTTCCGGGCGTCTTCGAGAAAGGTCAGCCCGGCCCACATCCCGGCGCCCCATTGCGTCCAGCGGGAAGCGTCCCCGGCAGCCGCCTGAATGTCCCCGACATGCCCGGCAAGGATATGGAACCGGGCATCCAGATCTCGTTTAGCGCCTGCGGAGAGCCTGCGTTTCTGCGTGTCATCCGCGCACCGTTCGATCCAGCGGTCGACCTTCTCGACTTGTCTGCCAAGGTCGCCAAGCTGCGCCAGCATTTCGGGCTTCAAGAAAGAAATCGCCACGGTGATCATGGACAAGGCCAGAACGCAGCGGGTATGCTGGATTGCCTCGTGCGGGTACGGGATTACGGGGTTGATGGGGCTTCGCATGATTGGTTCTCCTACAACAAGGTTCCTTGCGTCTGGACGCCGCCAAAGATGACGGTGATTTCGTCGTCCACCTTCTTTTCGAGTTCCTTGGCGCGGGACAGGTCGGCCTTGTCCCGCGTATCGAAGTAACGTTTCTGGGCCGCCCGCATGTCGCGGACAAGAATGGTGAAACGGGAAATCTTCTCAGGCATGGAGTCCTCCAGAAAAAGGAAAAGCCCCTGTTCGGGGCTTAGCTATTCGGTTCGTACCGAGCTTCTTTATAGAAAACAATCCAGTGTGTTTTCAGATTGGTTGTCGTGGTATGTCCCAAAAGAGGGCGTTGCGGAAAACAAGAAAGCACTTCGCGTAGGCTGATCTGTGTTTCGTTCCACTTGAAAATCAGCGTTCCTCCGGGCTTGAGGACGCGCCAGCACTCTAAAAAGCCTTTGGCTAGATCGGTGTGCCATGTCTCCCTTGTGAGTTTTCCGTATTTTTTCCCTTGCCACGAGCGTGGACCACATCTTTCAAGGTGTGGCGGATCAAAAATGACGAGATGGAATTTTTCATCGGCGTGAGGCAGGGCCCTGAAATCGGCAACGGTATCAGGAGAAACCCTAAATACTCTGCCGTCGCAAAGTACATGCTCTTCACGTCGGATGTCGCTATACAGTACCAGAGGATTCTGCTTGTCGAAGTAGAACATGCGGCCACCACAACATGGATCCAGTACTTGAGGGAGGGTGCTCATTCAAACCCCCGTAGATATGCCTGCCAATAAAGCTCTGCTGTTTCACCCGGATACGACTTGTAGCGTGTTTCGGTTGTTGATTTACACGTCCACCATCGTTTCACCGCGTGTCCATATGCTTTCCAAATCCCCGGCCACCTCCGCATGGACTCATCGCGTTGTCGTGTGGCTCCGGGGGATGAACTGAGGATGAAAGGGCACACGACACAGCCGATACGTGAAAAACCTTCATCGTATAATGATGGATATTGTAATCCTCGACTCTCAATAAATTCCCATACGGCCCATTCGGGCCATGCAAAAATCGGCTTGTAAATAGTTTGCTTGCGAAAGCTGTCTATTCTTGGGCGGGATGCGCGACGCACCGATTCTTCCGCTCGAATACCCATTATGCGATGACGTAAGGGATGATTGTCTGACGGTTCTTTTTTCAGCACATCGCAACACCAACGCTGCATACGTAATGGAGGAGCCTTCTTTTGTATGGCCTCCCACATCGTCATTTTTGAGTATAACCACGTCACTTCGGGGTAGTGCATCCGGATGAAGCGTACGACTTCCGGCGGATCGATGCGGGTGCACGAGTAAAACGCCTGATGTTTGACCCCTGCTATGCGGCACAGTTCAAGAGACACGATAGAGTCTTTACCGCCGCTGAATCCCACAAAAAAGCCTTCCGGCGGTTCATTGTCACGCAGGAAGGCTATACTTTCGGTTATGTAGTCGGTTGTATCGTATCCTGGCAGTGAATACTGCCGGATGGTATTTTTCATTCTTTTGGCTCCGTGGCTTCAAAGAAGTCCTGCAAAATTTCATCGGGGGTTGATTCCATGCCCGGCATCCCGGCTATGACGGAAGACATGTCTTGCACCATCTCGATCAGCATCGGCACGGCGTTGCACGCGGCGACGATGTAGGCGGCGTCGGCTCTGGTTATGCTATCCGTAACGTTTGCATCTTCGCTTTCGATAGAGGAAAAAGGCCAGATAAACCCCATACCGTCACGAAGGGGTTCAATGTTATGCTTCCACGGCCCCGGCGTTGCTGCTTTCCTAAGCCTTTCAAGCTCGTCAAGCCACTCCTGCGCTGTCATTCCGCTATGTCCTCCCACATCTCATCAGTAACTAGAGCACACCACCCGTCTGGTGTAGGCCAGAACGGGCAACAGCCATTTTCCACTGGGCACGCACCACGGCGGCATCGTTCGGCAAGCTGTGTTGGGGTGAAGTCTTTATACTCTGGCAGTACGTCCTCATTATACCAATCAGCTGGAGTGACTTTTCGGCATCCCTTCATCATCTTGCAGTGCTCACCGCCTCCCGCTGGGCACCCGGACTGTCCCTCGCTGTGCGCGCATAGATAAGCGCGTATCAGAGCCCGCTTGGAATACTTTTCAAGATGTTCTATCTTCATCCTTCTTCTCCTGCGCGCTGTTCAGCACTTCTTCCCAAGCTTGAGGAGTAACGTCTGAGCACCACACCTCTTTCATAGGGCAATTTTCTGTTTCTTCGCCATGTAGAGGGCATCGAGTATAAACCGATGCACTGATTTTGCACATATATGCCAGCGCAATTGCCTTTTTTGAGCACTTCATGATTTCATCAAGAGTGGTTTCGTTCATTGGTCCATCTCCTCTTCAACGATAATGCGCGCTTCCCGCAGAATGTACCACGCTAGGCTTTTGGCTTTGAAACCATCAAAGAACTGCCAGTTATTAGAACTAAAATCTAGTTCTGATGCGTTCTCAGCGATATATCGTGATACCCTTGCCTCGAACTCGGCGGCGTCGCGGTAGTCTTGCGGGATCACCATCGCCAAATCATGAATGGGGTATCCAGCTTTCTGGCAAATCTCACGAATCACAGGGCTACATGTCTGCCTGCGCTTCTTGCACCGGAAGCACACGTTCTTCCGAAACTCCAGCCACCTCTTTTCCTTATCCGTCAGCATATTTCACCCCGCGCGTTGTTCATGCAGCCGCGCCCCTGCATACTATCCACAACACCCAAAGAAAAAAGGCGACCCACATCAGTGTGAGCCGCCTTTCGTTTGGGGTCATTCGTCGCCTTCGTATGGTGTTACATCCAGCACGTTGTAGGCGTACCTGTGCCGTCGGGATGGTTTGCCCCCTTCCGTGATGGGGAGCACGCGCAGGTCGTAGTAGGGGTAGGAGGGGGTAAAGAGGATTTTATCGACCTTTGCCGGACTGGTGCCGTCGCGATCCCATCCGGATACGATGTCGCCTTCCTTATATGGGCAGACGGCGACGGCGGCGTCACGTTTGGCGATTTCAAGAGCGTTCTTCGCCTGTTGCACGGCGCGTTCGCACCTTCTGACCTCATCAACGAGTTCCATGATTTCAGCGTCGTTCATTACCGTTCCGTGTGATGCGTGTTGAGGTTATGGGTTCATCTTTTGCCTGAGTTGGTCGGCAAGCTCGGGAACCACGCCGAGCAGGGCCGCCCGGAGTATCGGCTCAAGGCTCTCTGCCGCCTGCTGTTCCGACAAAACAGGCGTCGGGGGTGTATCCGTTCCCGCCACATACTGCGGGCCTTCGCCGGTGCGGATCCACGAGGGATTGAGGCTTTTCTTATTGAAAAGCGTCAAGATCCAAGAATCGGGGATGTGGTTGCGCCGTTTCGCATCCGAAATACTACTCTGCTTCACACCGAGCATAGCGGCGACATCCGTTTGCGTGCGCAGGCCCGTGGACTGAAGTATCCGCTCATAGGCGTCTTGGAAAGACATGGCAAGTTCTCCTGTGAAGCCCCCGGTCTGATAAAGGCCAAACCGGGGGGTGGATGCTACGCGATGACCTTCACGCCTTCAGGCAGGTTTTCAAGCAGCCATGTGCGGATGTTGGCGATGGCTTCCAGCTTCCACGCGCCGCCGTCGCACTCGATGAGCTTGCAGGCCAGCGGGCAAGACTGGAGCCTGAACACGACCTTGTGCGCGGGCTGCGCGACTTCCGCGAAGGTGCTGAACGGGAAGACGACCGCCGGGGACGGTACGGGAACTTCTGCCTTGCGTGCCGCGCCCTGCCGGATGGACACTTCCTGCGACACGCCGTCGTCCTGTACGCGGACTTCGGAGGTGTCCACGAGGTTGCCGCTGATCTTGATGAGCGCATCGAGATCGTCCGAGGGGACAAAGCAGGACTGGAGATAGGGGACGAACTCGTCGGGAGAGGTCCAGCTTCCAAAACGGTGGGCAGGGATGACGGCGTCGGCCCGCATGTACGTGGTGCGCTGTTTCCAGCCCCCGAAGGGGACGGACATAACCCTCACGGTCGTCACATCGCAGACGTGGACAAGGAGCTTGTCGAGTTCCAGCCCGTCGGGGTTCTGGTTGAGGTAATCCACCACGGCCTGCAAGGTGCCCACGGTGAGCGTGTCCTGTTCCGCGTCATGGAGGCGTTGCCATTCCCCTTCCGGGTCACGCTTGTAGAACCGCAACCCGTCTTCCGTGACATGAACGGGAAGCGTAGCCTTGGCCTTGCCGTCAAGGGATTCGAGTTCCCGGCCTACGCCGATGAGGTGCCTGTCAGCTTCAATACGGTTGATTTCCATGTGATTTTTTCCTTTTGTTACTGGTTGATGGGATGTTCCTCAGCCTTCTTGAACGGGGTGACGTTCACGGTCACGCTGCCATTGCCCCTGAGTTCCGTAGGGGACGTGCCGTCAAAACGGTACTGGTCGGGGCGGTTGTCGGTGAAGGACTCGAACAGCATGGGCGCGCCGTCCAGCTTGTCGAGCACGACCGGGATGGTCTGCGGCTCCTGCGGCTGGAGGTTGGTCGTCACGACCGCCTTGGATGCGATCAGCGTCCGGCTCTCGTCGGGCTTGAAGGTGATCTTGAGGGTGACGGTACGGGGCTTGTCCGGCGGTGTGTTCACGTCCGCGATGTTGTCCGCGACCTTGGCAAGCGCGATGTTGACGGCTTCGACCACGCCGCCGTTGTTCATGGTTCGCATGTCGAGAGGGCTGCTCATGGCTCTTTCTCCTTATGGTAAAAGAAAGGCCCGGTGGTGAGCCGGGCCGGGGTGGTTATTCAGGGTTACTTAACGGTGCCGCTGCCTTTGCGCTTTGAAGCCTGTCTTTCAGATCTTGGGCGGCTTTTGTCGTATTTTTATGCGTGTCTTCGGAGTCGTCTTTTTTGGCGTAATCAGCCCATTTCGCTTCACCACTTCGGATTGCATTGTAAACCAACTCCAGATCTTCAAGTTGTGCTGTGCTTGCCTTTTCAATACTTACGCCTAGATAGTCTCCTAAGTCTTCAGGAGTGATGCGATAATATGCGAAGCAGTCACATATTTTTCTGATTCTTTCATGCGGATCGCGAACTGCTCCGCGCCTTGCTTCCCTTGCAGTCTCAAGGGCTTCGTCGATGATATCTTGGGGGATAAGCCGCAAACCCTCATTTCGGACAACTTTGGAAATGGCTGCCGCCTCTTTCGTGGCAAGTTCCTCTTCCGTGGCTCTTACAATGAATACGTCTTTGCCGTATGTGTTCTTACGTGACCGTAAAACCTCTCTCCCGGATGAATCTTTTCGTTCTACGGTTTTGTTTACAGTGATCACCTTGGAAAAGCTGGTGTTGGTTTCGAGGTCGAGTACCTGAACCCTGATTTTTCTGAATTCGTCTCCCTCAAATAGGGTAGAGGTATCTACGCGGATATTCCCCCATTGCTGAATCGCAAGTTCGGCGAAACGGATTGAAGGGCCGTATATCTTCCCCCCACCTACAGGCTTGGCATATTCAACCCTTTCTGCGAATGCCGCCCGCTTGCACGCGTCAAGAATGCGTTGCCGACTCTGCATGAAATTTCTTGGCCTGTGCGTTGCCATGATATACGCAGCTTGAACAATGGCTTTTGCTTCCTCAGCCGCCGCGATTGCAGCCGGGTCGACGGCAACAGGTACGGATGCGGGTTGTGTGGGAACTATTTCCGCGCTTAACATCATATCTTGGCTCATGCAGCTTGCTCCTTTGCAGTATCTCGTACTCTCGGGATTCCGTTTTTATCGACTGATAGGGACACGTCAGCCCCTTTTACCTTGCTCTTGCCAGTAGAAAGGGCCAGCGCAATCAGTTTTTCTTTGCACTGGACCTCGTATGCTTCAGCATCTTTTAAAATACCTCTCGCCTCTCGCCATTCACGAGCCGCCTCGTTCCATTCAGGTGTGTCAATGCGTACTAGCGTAGGCTCAAGAGGCGGAAGGCTTATCTTTGATTCTGTAGCTTGCTCTGGTGCGATACCCGTCAGGACATATCTTTGCCAGAAATCCCGCGCTATATCCCACATCAAACTGATCAAATCGTCATCACGTTGTATTCGTATGATGAGCAGTCTAAATGCGTCAGCATTCCAAGCGCAAAAGTCAGCCCATTGAAGGCCAGTAACAGCCATGTAATGCTGCATCTGTACTTGATAATTTTGCGTTATTCCGTCTTCCTCAAGAGATACGAACTTGCTGTATCTTGGTGCTTTGATTTCGAGAATGCCCGGCGGTACAGCGAGTCCATTTTCCTCCTTAGGAGGAATGACGAGTCCATCCAGAGATGCGATAGCCCATGTCTCTATCGGGT